ACGCAAAAGCAGAGAGAAAGGCCTTATTAAGAACGGTATCTGGGATGTGTGGGTCAGAACAGAAGACCAGCGATGAAGATCTCGCTTCGCTTCGTGAACATGTACAATCGTTCATTAAGAATACTCGACCACGACCATTACAAACTGAATCTGGTTTTATATCTCTAGGTTCATGCCTGGAAAATTCACGTACGAACGGGGGTTCTTACAGCTTTATTCATAAAGCGCGTAGGGACTTCGCAGTGAAACAAGTTCAAGTGAGCAAAGAAACAGCTCAACGTGAAAAAGATCACCGGGATAACTATCTGCAGATGTTCGCAGCAGATCCTATCCTGCACCAGAAGTTCCTCGCCTGGGATGTAAAAACCGCAGCGGTTCGACCACGTGTCCAAGCTACTTGGGACCAGACCGTTAAGAAATTGTTTATGGTCGCCTCTAAAGAAATTCCAAGGGCCCGCCTAGCGGTAATACCTCAGAAAGGGGCTAGATTTAGAGTCGCGAGTATTCACGAAGCTTGCATTTCGGCTTTAATAGCACCGGCATGTCAGCAGGTAACAGATATGCTGAAGAACTATGGACCATGCCGGGATCAATTCGCAGATGATTCTGACGCTCTTGCAAAGAGAGTCTTCTCTTATCAGAAGGGATCAGTACCATGTATGGGACCGAGAGAAGACGTAAAATACTACTCCTCCGATCTTTCTCAAGCATCGGACCTTATGAACAAGGACGCACTCGAAGTGATCGTCGACGAGCTGGCAAAAGGGCTGAAGTGGCCTTTAGTCATACGAAAAGGTGTTCAGAGGTCTATCGCGCCAACAGTTATATTCTTTCAACACGAGAAAGTTAATTCGACATTCCCATATGGGGTAGAAACATTCGGGACGACCAAGAGAGGTTCACTCTTAGGCGCTCCTATGTCTTTTTGCTTAATGAGCATCTTACACGCTTGGTGTATCAAAGCGGTAAGAAAACCGATGCGCAAATCCTGTGCCGAGTTCGGCGATGATGCCGTCATTGTAGGAACCGACAATGACTATGAGTCCTATAAGGATAGATTATCACGGGTTGGTTTCAAAATCAACCTGAAGAAAACCCATGTATCAAAGGAAGGATTCATATTTTGCGGCAAAATATACAGGAGAGCACAAGGGCAGCTCACAAATGCCAAATTATCTCGTCTACTAGAAATAAAGGAGGGATGGCTAGATAGACTTGACCTGTTCACTCAATCCCTCGAAGGTCTCCTCGATTGGCAAAAACAGAGAGCCATGAATTTCTTTAAAAGGGATAATCACAACCTTTTAAAGGCGTTCAAAGACTTTGGCATCCAGCTTCATGCACCAAGAGAGCTGGGTGGCGTTGGACTGCCAGCATTGAAGAAATACAGATATAACAGTATTACTAGATTCAATGCCGCCATTTGTCTTACGAGTAATAACAAATTACGAGAGAGAGAGATCGTTCGTGACTTCTTAAAGCCATGGACTACAGCCTATCTACCGGAACAAGCCCGTATATTAGTGGAGGATATCTACACACTAACACAGCACGTCGAGTTCGATGACAAAGGTCAGGTTCGTTTACGCGATGTCTTACAGAGTTTAGTCGGGAGTGCTTTATACACTTGGTTCTTAGCTGATGAACAAAACACTAAGAATGTGACCAAGCGCCCGTCTCCATACAGAGTAGCCGAGAGAATTGCTAACATACAAGATCAATTAGTACGTAGCAAATTTCACAAATTCTCCCCTCTCTTTTACACAAGCCACAGAAAGATAGACCAATACGTTCGGAAATTAAAAGATGTTACGATTTCAAATAAGTCTCTAATAACCCTAGAATTAGGGACGCAATCGCTTCATACAACCACTAGTGGTGTAATGAGGCGTTCACCCTTAACTGCACAAGTTAAGAGGTTGAACAACTCGGGTCATAAAACCCGAGAATCTAGAGGCAC